GACCAGATAGCGGAATGGGCGCAGACTGTAGAAACGAACTTAAAGCTACTTCTCTTATGTTCAACACAAAACCAGCAGGAACAGAAACAGGAGCTTTTGTAGTAGGTAATGATTTTAGACAAATTGTACTTATGAGAAATCCAAGAAAAGGAACTGTAGATTCCGACTTTACGGCAGCCACTGGTAGAGTTTTAAAGTTTTTACAAGTGACGAGTAACACAGACGCTGCAAACTTTACAGTTGATACTGAAATAACAGGTGGTTCAACTGGAGCTAAAGCTTATATCGACGATATAGATAGCGATAAAGTATACTATCACCAAGCAGAAGAGACTGGATTTAAACCTTTTCAAGAAGGTGAAACTATATCTGGTGGCGGTAACTCGGCAAACTTAGTAGCAGTCGGTGTAGATGCAGACAGTGATGCGTTTACGAGAGATGATGTCTTAAATACTAGTGGAGAAATATTATACATAGAAAATAGAGCACCAGTAGTACGAGCGTCTAATCAAACAGAAGATATAAAAATTGTAGTAACACTATAAGGCGAAAATAATGGCGACAAATCTTACTAATACAACCTTTGCTACTACCTATAAAGATGATTTTGCGGACAGTGATAACTTTCACAGAATACTTTTTAATTCAGGTAGAGCACTTCAGGCAAGAGAACTAACTCAAAGCCAAACTATCATGCAAAGAGAAATGCAGAGGTTTGGCGATAATATATTTAAAGAAGGAGCAGTTGTTCGACCGGGTGGTGCTAATATTAATCAAAAGTTTGAGTTCGTAAAACTCGACACTACGATAAATACTCTTCCACCAGATACTAGTACATTGTTAGGTACATCTTTTACGGGTCAAACTTCTGGAGTAGTTGCAAAAGTTCTTGAAGTAGTCGCAGCTTCAGGTAGCGATCCAGCAACACTATATGTCCAATACACTAATACAAGTTCAGCTCTCGCTGGATCTGCCACTATTAGAATGACTAACGGTGAAGATATTAATAATGGTAGTGTATCACTTACAGTTCAAACCACCAATACTGCCACTAATCCAGCCACAGGTGTCGGCACGCAAGTAACTCTACTATCTGGAATTTACTATGCCAGAGGTCATTTCGTATTTACTCAAGATCAATCTAAAATCATATCAAAATACACAGATACTCCAGACGCTAACGTTGGATTTAAAGTTGTAGAAGAAATTGTAACCGGTTCAGATAATACTGCTTTGTTTGATAATCAAGGTAGTGTTCCAAACTTAGCAGCCCCAGGAGCTGACAGATACAGAATTCAATTAACTATAGCTCTCGACACAGAAGTAGACTCAGATGAAAACTTTGTCACGGTTGCCGTAGTTAAAAAAGGTGTGATATATAATGCGATTAACGCTAACGATGCATACAACGTACCAAATGAAGTTGTAGCAAAAAGAATCTTTGAAAATTCTGGAGACTATTTTGTAAAACCTTTTACTACTAGATTCGAATTAGATTCAGACAATACTAAACTTCAGTTAGTCGTAAGTGCTGGTACTGCAGTAGTCGATGGATTTAGAGCTTCTAGAACGTTTCCAACTACGTTAAGAATTAATAGATCAACTCAAACTACCACGATCAATAACGAAGTAGTTGCAGCTGATTATGGTAACTTCGTAATAGTCAATCCTAACGTAGATTCTGATACTCAAGGCGTTCCTAACATAAACGTATTTCAAAAGCTTACATTAAAAAATGATTCAGATTTTCAAGGAACAACCATAGGTACGGCCAGAGTTAAAGCCGTTGACGAAGACGGTATTAACTTAAAATACAATTTATTCGACGTAAAGATGAACGCTGGTCAAGCTTTTAGAAACGTAAAAAGTATTGGAACAAGCATAACTGATTACTTTAATCCTGTATTAGAAAATAATAAAGCCGTAATCAAAGAAACTTCTAATGGTACCAGTTTGTTTGCTCTACCTAGACCAAGACCGAAAGCTCTTACAGATATATCTTTAACTACTCAACAAAGATTTACCGCAACCACTGATGGTGTTGGCACAGCTTCTATTTCGTTATCTGGAACTGGAGAGACTTTTGCAAATACTAATGATTGGATCATTGGCACTGATAGTAATATCATATCTCCGAGTACATTATTTGATAATCCATCAGTTGGTGGTGTTGGTTCTCAAGCGTCAACAATAACTGGACTACCAGCAAATCAACAAGTAGAAATTCTTGCTTATGTTAATAAGGCTAACGCAGCCGTTAAAACAAAAACTCTTAGTACTAGATCCATTAGTGTAGGTATTCAAACTGACGCGATCACAGGTAAACAATTCTTGCCGTTAAATAGAGCCGATATATTTTCAGTTAACGAAGTTCTTAAACATGGTGATAGTAATATTAGTTACATAGACAGATTTACTCTTGATAATGGTCAAAGAGATAATCACTATGACTTAGGGAGACTCATACTTAAAGGCGGTCAATCCGCTCCAGCAGGTAGTGTGTTTATTAACTATCAACATTTCGATCACGGAGTGTCTGGAGACTTTTTTGCAGTTAATTCTTACACCGGTCAAGTTAATTATGATCAGATTCCAAAGCACAGACTTTCTGATGGTAGAGTAGTTCCGTTAAGAGATGTTTTAGACTTTAGACCAGTCATGGATTCTGATGGAGAATTTGCAGGCGGAATTGCAAGAGCTATCGAGCAGCCTAGAACAAACACTTTAATTCAAGCTGACATAGAATACTTCTTAGCTACAGCTGGTAAACTTGTAATTGATAGAAATGGTATCATAAGATTTATAAGAGGTAATCCAGCGTTTTCACCTGTGACTCCTGCTAAGCCAGATGGAACTCTAGGGTTGTATGATATTAAACTTAACGCCAACACCGGAAACGATTCGGATGTGGCTGTAAGAAAGATAGAACACAAAAGATTTACTATGAAAGATATTGGGTTCTTGGAAAAAAGAATCGATAAATTAGAAGAAGTAACCTCACTTAGCGCTCTTGAATTAGATACAAAACATTTTCAAGTTTTAGATTCTGCTGGAAATGATAGAACAAAAGGTGGATTTTTTATTGATAACTTTACAACTCATACTCTTTCAGCTATCGATCCTATTGAATATAGAGCGGCATTAGATCCTCTTGAACATTGTATAAGACCTACATTTACAGAAGAAAATATTAGACTTATATACGACTCAGCTCAATCTACAGGCGTTAGAAAAATTGGTGATAACATTTACTTAGAACATGAAGAAGTAGAATACATAAATCAAGATTTAGCGAGTAAAGCTATTCAAATTAATCCTTTCTCAGTAGTAGTATATGAAGGAACCACTACACTTTCTCCCGCTTCAGACGAATGGAGAGATGTTAATAGACTAGCTGATAAGACCGTCCCAGGTGGAACTAGACTTTCGACCACTCAAGCTTACAACTGGAATAACTGGTCATGGAACTGGGGTGGTGTCGCTACAGAGAATCTTAAAGTAGGTTCTTCAACCGGAGCTATAGGAGGAACAGTAAACAGAGTTGTCAGTGAAGAAACTGTACTTGAACTTGTAGAAGATAGAGTTACTCAAACAGCGCTGTTACCGTTTATGAGATCGAGAAAAGTCTTCTTTAAAGTTCAAGGTATGAGACCAAATACTCGAGTGTTCCCTTTCTTCGATGGTACACTTATATCTGATTTTACAAGAGCAGAAGCCTTTCAATTTTACTCAGATGCCACAGAAGATTTTGGTAATACTTTAAAAGGAGAAACTACTCATCCTGATGGATCTTCAACTCTTACTACTAATGGTGATGGCGAAGTGACAGGTTCATTTATCGTGCCGAATAACGATAATATTAAATTTAGAGTAGGACAAGTAGAGTTTAAGATAATGGACATTAGTGCCAACAACGAAGGAGACGCTGCAGCGATAGCAAAAGCTCCGTACTCTGCAAAAGGATTCTTAGATACTAAAGAAGCAACTTATCAATCCACTCGAGTACTCAACGTTCAAGGTGTAAGAATAAGAGATAACGCTAGATATCAAGTTGATGACGGTGGAGACAATAACCATGGTAAAGGTACCGTGATAAGCGATGCTAACTTAGTGGTTGGTACTACTAATACATGGTCAAGCGATCCTAATGCTAATACTTATGGAAACTGGGCTAATGAATTTGCAGATCCACTTACAGATCCATTGGAAGCTTTTGGAGGTCCTGGGGCGGCTGTTAAAACAGAAAGTAACGACGCGCCTGATGATGGTACGCATTGCTGTACTGCTGCGCAAAATGAAGGTCATATGACTTTTACAGAAGTTAAAAAACTACGTGCTTGGCATAGAAAGCAATCTATGATTTGGCAAGAAGGCTACGATATTTGGGGTAAAGTTGTAGCAGATAACTGGATAAGTGGACGATCTAAATGGTCATCTGATAGAGTTAGAGATTTTTATAATTATAAGATCAATGGTATATACTCTATAGGAGCACTTTACGCAGACCTTGTTATTACTCCAATGTCGATGTTAATAGGAACATATCAGGTGATGAAGAAAAAATTTGAATTAAAGGATATAAAAAAATGGCAGTAACCTCTCTAGGCTATCAAGTCAATAAGCAACCAATTGCACAATCGTTTTATGTAGATGAACCACTTGGAGTCTACTGTACGAAAGTAGATTTATTCTTCGCTCAAAAAGATGTTGCTCTTCCTGTACAAATTCAAATAAGACCAATGGTTAACGGCTTTCCTTCCGGAAGTGATATTATTCCTGGGTCAACAGTAGTTTTACCATCTGCGTCAGTTAACGTCGATACGGTTGGTCCAGAGCTTACACCTACTACTTTTACATTTCAAGAGCCAATATTCTTAAAAGGTACACAAGATTATGCTTTAGTTGTAATCGCTGATTCTAAAGATTATCAAATTTATATAGCTGAGATTAACGAATTTACTTTTGGTTCTACTGAGAGAAGAGTAAACAAACAGCCAACATTAGGAAGTCTTTTCTACTCTCAAAATGGAGTTACATTTACTCCTGCACAAAATCAAGATCTTTCTTTTAAACTATATCAAGCTAAATTTACTAGAACTACTGGTAATATCATACTTCATAACGCCTCGGTACCTAAGAAAAAACTAGTTAAAAATCCAGTTACCGTAACCTCAGGTAGTCAAGAAGTAAGAATAAGACATATTGGTCATGGCCTTATAGTTGGAAATAAAGTAACTGTTACTGGCGTAGACTCATCTGGTGTTGGTGGTATATCAAAAGCAAGTATTGAAGGTGCTAGAAGACCAATTACTAAAGTCGACTTTAGTGGTTACACGTTTAACGCAGATTCTGCTGCAGACTCAGATGCTATCGGAGGTGGTACAAATATTTTAATTACAAAGAACATACCTTTCAGCATTTTATATCCACACGCTGCGGTATTGCAACCTAGAGGAACTCATGTTGCAGCTGGTGTTAAAACATCTACCGGTAGATCTTTTGCTGGATCGGAAACTGCTTTTCAAAAATTATCTGATTTTGAACCTATTAAACTTAATCAAAATAATCAGGCAGATAAAGTTTATGTCGTAGGTCATGATAGTGCTGAAGCTGAAGAGCTAGGCGCAGGTAATAAGTCTATGGACGTAAAAATTAACATAGCCACTGAAGATTCTAACGTTGCTCCTATGATCGACATGCAAAGAATGTCTATGTCATTGATTGATAATATTATCGATAAGCAAGATTCATCAGCAACTAGTGGATTTAACGTGCCAATTTCTTTTGTCAATGAAACTTCGGCCACTGGTGGTACTTCGGCGTCAAAGCACTTAACTAAAATCGTTACACTAGCAGAAGAAGCAGTTGGACTAAAAATAATAGCCAGTGCCAATAAACCAAATGGAACAGACTTTCAGCTTTTCTTTAGAACAGCAACTTCTGATGAAATCATAACTGACAATGACTTTACTTTACTCGCGCCAGAAGCTAATATACCTACAGACGATAACCCAGGAAGATATAGAGAACATAGATTCTTGGCTGGAGGACAAAACGGTGCGTTACCTGGGTTTAGTAAGTTTCAGGTCAAGATCGTCATGAGAAGTACTAACGCGGCCAAAGTGCCAAGGATTAAAGATTTAAGAATTATAGCATTGAGCGTATAATTATGGCTAAAATTAAGGTTGAGAACCACCCTGGTTATGTTCGTGATACTCTTACAGGTGCTATTTTGAATACTAATTTAGAAGAAATTAGAGCGGCTAAAGCTAGAAAAGCTGCGAAAGAAAAAGAAAAAGAAGATATAAATAACTTAAAGAATGAAGTAAGTGATATAAAGCTTATGCTAAATACAATTATAGAGAAATTAGATGGCAGCAAGAACAACAGTTAATCTTACCGATCCAGTATCAACCTGGGTTACTAAGACAAATACCATATCCACAGACGTAGGTGATAGAACGCAGTTCGACGCACAGATTGTAGCAGGTAACGCCGATTCTAACTTAGTCGCGGCTATTAACTTTTCAATCAACAACGCTGGAACTGACTCAGCAGCTGTAATAATTCTTACGAGATCAAGCGTATCTGTTACAGACAATGGTGGTGATGGATCATTATCATACAATTCAGGAACTGGAGTCATATCATATACAGGACCGTCTCCATCTGATGTTAGAGCGCACTTTCAAAAAGACAGTGCTAATGGAATCGGATTTGATTCATCAACTGGTAGATTCTCTATAGCACCTAACACTGTTACTGGCTCAATGATAGCAACTAACACTATCACTAGTGCAAACTTTAATAGTGCAACCACACTGACTATTAAAGACGTAAATGGTACTACAGTAAAGACGATGTTTTCACCGGGTAGTTAAAAATGGCAGGACCACTTAAAATCACAGCAGATAATAATTTACAAGAAATGACTTCTGGAGAACAGGACTACATAGAACATGTTCTACTAGGAGACTTCGCTTCGGCAGATACTGGAGTTGGAACAGTTTCGGTTAACCCTGGAAGTACTACAGGACTTACTCTTATTGGAACTTTTACAGATACCAGAAGAACTGAATCTGTAGGAACACATCCAGCAGCTGGAACTACAACTACTGTTAACACTTTTAATTTTTATCAAGATAGACAAACAGCTTCTGAAAGTATATCAAATAGACCAGTTGAATATGACGGGTCTTCTATATCAGAACAAACTGACGCAACTATAGATCCTCTTTGGATTGATAGTACACAGGATAATTTAGTAGGCGCTGGACTAGGATCTTATGTTTTACAACCAAGTGCTCCTTCAGGCGGAACGTGGACAGAAAAAGGAACTCTTACAAATACCATAATAGGTGGATCCAGTAATACTACTAAATTGTGGAGAAAAACAGCTGCAGCCAGTACACCTACAACAGTAAGACCTCTTAAGTTGGCGGCGTCAAATGTTATTCAAGAAATGTCAGACACAGAAATAAAGCAATTTACTCCAAGACTAAGAAATAAAATTAAAGCTGGAATAGGTCAATATCAGTTGTCCGCTTCTGCTCCAGGGAGTGGCGGAACATGGGCTGCTGCTGGATCAGCTTTCGCTGATACTAGAAGGCAAGTAACAAATCAAAGTTATTCTGGTAGTTACACAGGTACATACAGCCAAAATTTTGCTGGAAGCTATACTGGTTACTACGCGAGATACCAAGCATACACTGGTTCTTACTTAGGTAACTTTGCCGGCACTTACACTGGCTATTATACCGGTTACTTTTCTGGAACTTACACGGGTTCTTACACTGGAGCGACAGTGCAAAGTGCTACCGAAAACGTGGCTAGCTTAACACTTTGGGTAAGAACTGCTTAAATATATAATATTGTTACATTATTAGGAGATATGAATGGACTACACTCAACTTCCTCGTACCATTAAACTTCCATATTTTACATCTGATAAAAAAGATCAGGTTGTATGCCAGTTTCACTATGAAGGTGGACCTGTCAGTACTGTTTCTGTTTCTGATACTGAAGAAGGGAATCCAGACTGGCATGAGATTATGGAAAAATTTACTATTGAAGAAATAGATAAGAACACCGAAGAGCTCTTAGCTATAGAAAGAGAAAAAGAAAGAAAAGAAAAAGAACGCATGGAAGATGAATTGGCTCAAATGAAGTCAGATACTATCTATGCGGCAAAACTAGAAGCTTTCGAAATACCAGAAATTAAAAATTCAAAGAACAGAAAACTAAAATCCTTAATACGAAAATCCAAAACTCTTGGTGAGATTCAAGCTTACACGGCTGTATTAGTTATGAAAGAGATGGAAAACGGTGATGGAAAGTAATGGGTTTCTTTACGTAGCATCTCTTAATCCAATTTTTATATCAGCTGCTAGATATTCGGCAATAAGTTTAAGAGATCATTGGCCAGAAGCTGACATCACTCTTTTTACTCACGAAGATTGGATAGAAGAAGACGATAAAGATATATTTAATAGAATATGTACGGGCACGCCCAGGCACGTACGAGCGAAGTTGTGGGCTTTAGACAAGACTCCTTATGACTTAACTTGTTATATAGACTGTGACACACAAGTTCATAACAAAGACATCAAACATATATTTGAACAGCACGATCCTGAAGCTAATATCAGCATGAGCCGCGCGCGAGCGTACGCGGCTTCGATTGACGCTAAATTTCCGGGTGGAGAATTAATCGATCATTGTGGATTATTTTTATATGATAATAAACCAAAGACTTTAAATTTTATGAAAGAATGGTGGAATCAATATCGATTACAAACTACAGCTTCAGAATGGGCTAAGTTCGATAAAGAACTATATCCAGATTATTTGCAACCATGGGATATGTTTTCTTTTTGGTGGTTGCAAAATAATACAGAACATAAAATAAAAAGATCATACTTTCCAGATCCTGACGCCAGATGGAATTTCATCTATACATATAATATAAAAGAACTGATGGGAAAATCTTGCGTAATATCACATAGGCCAGTTCCAAGATGAAAAGCATAGAAATAAACAATGAAGAATTAAAACAAGCACTAGATGAAATCGGTGACTGGTTTAATACTTTCGACTTAGAGAATAATATTAGAATTTTTGGAAAAGAAGACAAGAATGAATATTATACTGGAGAAGAATTTTTACAATTGCAAATAGATGACGAAGACCATGATGGATTTGGAGCTACTATATCTTATGGAGTAGACCTTAACGCCAATAACATGATTTCAGCAGAAGTCAAATCTCATGTTACTCGGATCGACGAATTGTTAAAGCCAGTATTATCAGCACCACAATGCCCAGTGAAAATGTACTATCCAAAAAATGGTTTTATGCACTGGCATAACAATCATAACGCACCAGGGTATAATATTCTCTTATCTTATACGAAAGAAGGAAAGGGTTATTTCAGATATAAAGATCCAGAAACAAAAAGAATAGTAACTATGCACGACTCTCCTGGGTGGACAGCAAAGGTGGGTTACTATGGTTCTAATGAAGAACCAGATAAAATTTACTGGCATTGTGCTCGAGCGTACGAGCCTAGACTTACTTTAGGTTATATTATTCCACACGAAGAGATGTGGGAAATGATGTGTGAAGATATTCAAGAATAATATTGTTTAAACTCTTCGTACATCCAGTCCTCTGAAGGACCGTTGAAAATACAAATTAGCATTTCTGGATGATGATGTAAGACTACATTATCGAATGGTATGCCTTCAAAGTCATATCTTTTTACTTGGTTTTTAAATGCTTTACCTTTATGAAAATCAGTCTCATCAACTCCATTTATTCTAGAGTATATTAATCTTTTAGGAAAAAAACTTAAAGGCATGTTTTCATGAAATAAAAATCTATCGATTCCTTTGTACTTAGTCATGAAAAAATCTGGATTAGAATCAAAATGATTCCAAATATATCCTAAAGATTTATTCTTCCAAAGCAACACGCTTGAGTTAGCGTACATGTCCCACTTCTCTTTAAATTTAGGAGAGCTTCCATCGGTCACTCTATCTTTTTTCCAATAAGCCCTTATCATAGTAAGATTGTCTCTTAATTGTTCTTTAATAAAATTATCTAGATTGTTTTGTATAACTACGTCTAAATCAAAAAAGAGATTAATATCACCACTATCGATAAAATCTTCTTGGAACATACATAACTTGTTCCAGTAGCCTTCATAGTAATCTTCTGTAGTAATTGGAATTATTTTAACTTTTTTGTCTATATCAGAAGATTCATCTGTATAACAATAAAAATTAAACGGTATAGATATATTAATAGAACACATATAAAATAGACGGTTAACCCAGTCTGCAGAATATTTGGTTCCCCACTTGACACATATTATATTAACCATGGAGTTATTTATATGAATTTTGGAATAGACCCCGCAACAGCAACTGTGATAAAAAGATATCCTCACAGAGCCACAGATTTAGTTAAATCTTTCAGTGAAAGACAAGTCGTGTGCAAGCAATGGCTTGTAGAAGAACTTACTAATATTATGAAACACGGGATTAAAAAAGACAGACCTCATAAAAGAATATACATTGCAGGAAGTTGGTATGGAAACGTGCTAGTTCCTCTCATTTTAAATATGTTTCCAGATTGCGATATAAGAATTCACGATATAAATGAACAAGTAATAAACATAGCTAAGAATATTTACTTTCCAGATTTAGTGGAAACCAAACAGCTAAAGCCTTCTGTTCTCGATAGTCAAAATTTTAACTATAATGATACTTTGATTAATACTTCTTGCGAACATATGAAACCTCTAAAGTGTACCCCTGGAACTTTAATGATATTGCAAAGCAATAATTATACTCATGATAAAGATGGAACTCCTATAAATGATCATGTAAATTGTGTTAAAGATGTAGATGAATTGATAACACAATATAAAATGCGAGAAGATAAAATATTTTACAAAGGTGAAAAAGACTTTGTAACTTATAAAAGATTTATGGCTATAGGATTAAGAAAATGATAGAAAAGTGGAAACAATGGTGTAATCAAAAATTGTCTCAAGAAGGTAAAGCTAGAAAAATAGGAGTATTAGTATCTGGTGGAGCTGATTCAGCTATGGCTCTATACGTTATATCAAAACACATATTAGATTGTGACAAGAGTAAAAGGTTTAGTAAATCTATTATAGTACCTATGCATGGATGGGACCAAAGAAGAATTAACGTGTACTCTCCTGATTCAGCAAAAGAAGTAATTAAAGTTGTCAAAAAATTATTACCAGAAGCTCCTATAAAAGACTTACAAATCTGTGGTTATTACAAAGAGAAAGGAGAAGAAAAAGCTAAATACCATAATCCATTTGCTTATACACTGATGAAAGAAAACGTAATTGACGTTTATTATTCTGGAAGTACAAAACAACCAGAAAAGCATGTTATGGAAAAATTAAAAATGGAGGATTTGAAAAGAACTGAAGAATTACAGAGTAGAAAAGGACCTATGGGTTCTTACACTAAGAGAGAATTAGCTCTGCTTTATAAAGATTATGGTCTTATGGAAGAATTATTTCCAGTCACCGTGTCTTGTATAGGTGATGAACCATATCCTTGTAAAAATTGTTGGTGGTGTTTAGAAAAACACGACGCATTTGGAATGTTTGATGGTGGCGTTAAATGATTCATATATTAACTCTTAAAGTCGGTGACAAATATAGCTCTCAGTATATTAACAATCTTTACAGAGGTATTAAAAAAAATTCTACAGTGGATTTTAAGATGTATTGCTACACCGAAGATCCAAAAGATATAATTGACGACGTACAAATAATTACACTGGCTAATCCAAATTTATTAAAGTTACAATGGCACAAAATAGAATTTCATTCTAAAAACTTCGCTAAAATTAAAAATGGCGAACGCTGCTTGATACTTGACATTGATTGGATTATCACTGGTAATTTAGATGAAATATTAAGCTTTGATCTTAAACCTGGGCATTTTGGCTGCTTTGAAAGATGGTGGTCTAACAGACTCGAATGGTGTAGTATAAATGGCGGTTTTCAAATGTATAGAATGGGAGAAACAGATTATCTCTATAAAATATTTTTTGCTGATCCAGAATATTGGCAGGAAAGATTTATTAAGTTAGGAGAAGCTGAGCCACCGGTTAATGGAGAACAAAATTTTGTAGATCTAATAATTGGACCAGAAAGACACTGGTTTCCAAAACAATGGTTTGCCAAGTATCATGAGCCAGAAATGGAAAAGATCGAAAAAAATTGGATAAAAAGAGTAAGTCCTAATCCATTGTTAATAGATGGTGAGTGGGACGACGATATTAAGATGATTCACTTTTCAAACGCAAAAAACATTATAGAAAATTCTAGTGAGTCTTGGATCGAAGAGTTCTGGCCCGTGTAAAATCATGTTCTGCATGATACCACTTTTCTGGTCTCCATCTAATGTTTTGACTATCTTGTTCTGTGCTTACCCATTCAGGACTTGGTGGAAGAATGTGGCGTGCATTCTTATGATCTCCGTATCTAGATGATTTAAGTAATCTGAAACATATATTGTTATCTAAAGCCATTTTTTTAGCTTTTTCTATCTCATGTTCGTTATGTTTAAAAACTATAAATTGCCATTCTACCATCATGTTTCTTCTTCCAGCCTCTACCATTGCGTTAAAAGACTGTTCAAAACTTCCGTTAACTCTGTATATTTCATGCGTTTGTTGGCTTGCTCCGTCGACTCCAAATACCCAATTAGTAATTGATCTTTGAGTTAAATCAAAAGCGTTATTCCACCACTCCATTGACTTGCCACTTCCATTAGTAGCTATTGTTACTAGATTATTAGGGCATTGTTGTTTTCTTATTTCAAGTAATCTTAAAAAATTTTTATGGTATATTGGATCACTAAGCTGACCACAAAAATTTAATCTTCTAAAAAATTTTAAGACCTTATCGTAAGCTTCATAAGATAGATCTTGAGAACTTTTTACTTTTGGCTTAGCGTTATCTCGCTGTCTCATACAAAAAGGACACTGTAGTCTACATCTAAATGTAGTATCAATGTTTACATTAGCAGAAGTTCTTTGAGCAGTAATATAGTCACCGTAAAATTTATCGAATTTCATTGCCAGCGCCTTTAGGTAATGCCTTCGAACATTTTATCTTACATCTTTCTGGAGCATCGTATGGAGCTTCTAACAACACTCTGTGAAAATGTTTCCACTCTTCTGAATTTACTATATCGTCTATTGTATCATTATTTTGAATCTTCAAGTGTTCCCTTCTCATGTAAGTTATACCGTTTCTTTCATTATCTCTATCAGTCATGTCTAGCCAACAACACGGAAGTAAAAAATCGTCGGCAGAAACTGCTAGTCCTTTAATGCTATTATTTTTTATGATATTGCCATCTTCATTTTTCCAATAAGGATGACACCTCGGGTATAACTTTTTCATAATACTATATATAAATAGCTTATAAATAGTATTACGATAAGAGTTTAAGATCGTATAAATAGATTAAAGAATCGTATGGAATTTGTTTAATGGCACAGTTCGAAGAAATCACTATAGATCAAGGGGCGGATGCGACTATCCAACTCGAATTAATTAATCAAGATGGATCGGCTAAAAATTTAGTTAACCACGCAATAGCAGCTAAATTAAAAAAAAATTATAGTGATAGTAGCGGAGAAGCCACTGCTTTTACTACCGCAGTAACCGATGCTACTTCTGGGCTGGCAAGTTTATCGTTAACAAATACTCAGACTGATTCTTTGAAAGCAGGTAGATATGTCTACGATGTCGAATTATCTTTTGTAGACAGTGGAGGTGCTACCATTATTGAAAGAGTTTTAGAGGGTAGAATTACAGTAACCCCATCAGTAACGAGGTAGAGATGGTAAAGGTTGGAGTTAGCGGCGTAACTGTTAAAAGTGTAAAGGCAGCCGGAGTAAGAACGGTAGTCAAAAGAGTTACAGTTGGTAAACCATTAAAGAATGTCTCGTCCGGTGCTTTCAACATAGATAATCTAGGTGGAGTAAACACAACAACAAAAACAGATGGAGCCGCATTGATATTTAATACCACAACTGGTGATTTTGAAGCTACCACACAATTAGAAAAACAAACGGTTAATGGAGGCCACTTCTAATGGCATCAACAATAAGAATTAAAAGATCGAGTAGTAGCGGATCACCTACCAGTCTAAGACAAGGTGAACTCGCGTATTCGTTTTCTAGTGGAACCGGCGGTAATAGACTATACATTGGTACTGGAACTGAAGATTCTACTGGAGCGGCAGCCTCGATAGATCAAATTGGCGGTAAACATTTTACCGACTTACTTGATCATACCCCAGGAACACTTACTGCATCAAGTGGTATTATCACGGATGCATCTAGTAAAATTGATAATCTTAAAGTCGATAATCTCGACCTTAATGGAAACACATTAAGTACTACGAATACTAATGGCGACCTCATACTCGATCCTAACGGAGCTGGTAAAGTTGATGTCAATACCTCCATTATTTCAAACGTCACAGATCCCGCAAGTGCTCAAGACGCCGCCACTAAAAATTACGTAGACACTAACTTAAATAACAAGTCATTAGATCTCGCAGCAGATTCTGGTACAACACATTCTCTTAGTCTTTTAAACTCTGACCTGACACTTACGGGCGGAGCTGGAATAGACACGTTTGTTAATAGACATGCTATAAGAATTAATATAACAGAAACTGGAGTAACAGCTGGAAGTTATGGTTCAGCTACTCAGATCCCAACATTTACAGTCAATGGTAGAGGTCAACTTACAGCAGCTGGTGTAGCGAACGTAGCTACGCAGTTAGCTATCACCGGTGATGCCGGTGGAGTAGATTCAGTTGACTTACTGACAGATACACTCACGTTCCAAGGTGGTACTAATATAAACACCGTTATCGCTGATAACAGAGTAGTAACACACTTAGACTCAAACGTAACTGGATTATCCTCTTTAACAGTTGATAACTTAAAGTTAGATGGTAATACATTAAGTACCACTGACAGTGCTGGATTCTTATTTATTAATCCATTTCCTGTCGGAGATTCTGGTGAAGTTGTAATCCTTGGTAACTTAAAAGTTGAAGGTACAACAACCACAGTTAATTCAACAACAGTTTCAATAAACGATAAGAACTTAGTACTAGCTGATTCGGCTGCAGACT